TTAACAGAATCAGGAAAATAATCATCAGCATACCAACCATCCTCTATAGGCTGAGATAAACTAAAGTCAGAATATACGTTAACGTCGTTATTAATTAATTGTTCTAATGTTAAACCAAAACCGATGCCGCCATTTGTTGTTGAGTCGTAGTAAATTGTAACTTGCTGTGCACTGACTGCAGGTTCACAAGGATCTGTATTTTCCGGATTTACACCTGGTTCTATTAAATTAGGGTCTTTATAGTAAACTACAATTGAAGCTGTAGTTGAAGGTGTACATTCTACCAGGTTAACCCAAGTGCCTCCATCAAATGCATAGACTTCAACTGAGTTTTGACTAGGAAAAGGAGACCCAGCATACCAGCCAGTACTGGCTACATTTTCTAACGAGACATCCGTATAAATCGGTTTACTATTACCTACAATAGTTTCTAAAGAGTTCGGGGTTAAACTACCACTAGACCCATCATTATCATCCCAATAAAAAGTACCCAACGTACCTTGCGCACCTTCAGTACACGGATTAGATACTCCCCATTTATAATATAAGTTAATTGATTGTAATGCCATCTATTGCCTTCTTTTTTATATAGCTTCTGCAATCTATATATCATAGACTGAAACTTGAGATAAACAAGTTTAACTAGATTAAAGAGTAAAGCCTAGTGGTGAGATTGGAGATGCAGCCGAAAAACCATTACCCACAGATGTATTTGCAACTAACTGAGCAGCTTTAATCGAGTTAATATTGCTACCCTTTGCCGAATACTTAGCGAATACTTCTAAGTCAAATGAGAATTGCTCGTCGCCTTCATCAAATACATCTAGGCCAATTTTCTTAGAATAAGTAAGGTTAGAAACACTAGAGCCTCTTAGGCCTGCAATATTACCAATATCAGTCGTGTTATCATTACCAGCATAATCCGTCATTCTGTACTGGAATACAATATCAACTGCAATTGCATTACGTTCACCTTGACTTAAGTATTTTCTAGAAAGATCATTGTCACCATGAACTGAAAGTGATAATAAGTTAATAGGCGACATATATAAGAATGCACCACACGAGCGCCCCCCTAATAAATACTGATCGTTAGCATCAAAGGACATCTTAAAGGTTCTTCTATCTGCACTAATCATTGTATTAGTATCTCTAAAGCCTAATTGTTTTAGCGCGAGATTCGATAAACCTAGATGAGTACTTGTCAAGGCCCCGTTTGGAATATTGGCAGTAATTGGCATTGTGTAGATAGCACTGTCTACAATTGCCTGTAATGCTTGAGTCTGTTCGCTATCCAACATATCATTTGGATCTGATGCAGCCTGCGGCCAAGTTCTAGTAAAGAACGTCTCAATATCTGGATGGTCTTTATGCATAAAGATACCATTATTATAGGTAGACGTGTTAATGCTGTTTACTGCAGTACAATCAACCGCTTCTGGGTCATAGCCAGCCCATTCTTGGAAGTCAACTGGAGCAGACTGGTTCTGCGAAGACCAGTATCTACCGAAAGAACCTGCCCAAATGTAGTTAGTTGAATCAGCGTCTCCGTCTGCCGCTAAGAAATTAGCATCACCACCTTCAAATGTACCATAACTTAAAGTATGTTCATAGAAGCTAAAGTTAGTACTTGAAGTATTTTGAGATGTTACAGCATGCACTGCATATAGAGAGTGAACGTTAGCGATGTCCATATACCTTGAGTATATAAATTGACCTCTTCTTTGTGCCGATTGATATGGGGTTGGTTGTAGTAGATCATAGCTTGTAAGTTCATCACCTGTTAAATTCTGGTAAAGAATTGGAGCAAGGTCATACTTACCTTTGCTTGTATAATAAATGTCTGATACAATCTTATCATCAACATCGTTATCCCCTTGATCATTAGTTACGTTACCAAAGCTGTTTATACCAGCGATAGAACCACTCACAGAAGATCTGTATGCTGGTTTTGTTCTTTCACCTGCAATTCTTGAAATTAATTCAAGCTGTGTTGCTTTAGTATTCTCTAGTAAAAGTTTAAACGTCTTGGTTACAATATGACCTTTCTTAATTGAGATTTCAGCAACCTCATCTACATAGTAGCCTGCAAAGATCTTATTGTTAGTATTCTTGTTAATAATAGTTACCGTACCGTCTTCAGCAACAAGTTTAACTAGAAGTTCACCTTTAGCATTATCAATCTGTTGCTGTAACGCTTCGATTTTCTGCTGGAGTTCAGCTAATTTATCATAAACTGAGATTGGCTTTTGCTCAGGTGATAAAAATCCTGAAGCTAGATTAGTTGCAACGTGAGCGTAATATCTCTCGTTAGATGTAAATGAATCACCAACATGAGTGTAAACACCTTTAGAGTCTAACTCTTCTGTCAGCCTAACACTAGCAAGCTCGGTCTTGTTTAGATCAACAATATCCTGTAGATCAGTTGTATCTAACTCGGCATCCGGGAAAGTAATTGTAATTGGAGCTGACCAGTCCGACATGATTGGATTAGCTGGAAAACCAGCTTCAGAAACAGACTTAATTCTAAACTCAACAACTTCACCTTGTTGGATTGGAATATCAAGTTGATTAAAGTTAACTTTCTGACCATCCTCTATTAAAGAATCCTGCCATACAAACTTTCCAGTCACAAGGTCTTTAGCTCTTTCTCTAACTGGTGTTTTAACTTCATTCCAATTTGAGAAGACTGCTGTTTTTTCTCGAGCTTCTTCTGTGAATGACAATTGAGAAACTTCAGGTGCTTTACCGCTAGTTGATAAGTATCTGTATTGAATAACAAATTGTACAACTCTTTGATCTGTAGTTGAAGCAACCCTTTTATCTGCTGGAATAGACCAAAAGCCTCTAATTCTAAATTTAGGAGTTACGTTAGTAACATTAGTATCTGAAGAAAGACTTTGAATCTGGTTTACAATAGATCCATAAAGTCTAGTCTCAGAAGTTCTCTGTTCAATTAGGCTAGCCAACTGATTCTTGTCTTTATCAGACTCAATCTGTGACGTATATTTCTTAGTTGATGTTTCAGATCTCTTCTTGACGATTGTATCGTCTAATTTTTTAATTGCTTCCTCTACTGCAACTTTATCTCTTGATAGCTGTTTAATTTTGTTAGCAGCATCGTTGTCAGTTAAGTGCCTATTTATCTGTACAACACTAAAGTTTGCGGCATCAATAACCGGAGCGTCCGGTGTAATACCTTCAGTTGAAGGTGGGATTGAATCGTTTTTCAATGCTCTGATAAATTGACCAAAGTCAGCAACTTCTTCTTTGTAGTAATCTGCAAGAGTTATAACATTTCCGTCCTCATCAACTCTATTTAGATCGTTGCTATAAAAACCAACACCAGGTGACCAATTTTCGGCTAAAATTTTAGAATCCGGATCAATTGCTTTAACAAATACTAGAACGCGTTCGTTAAACCCTACGTTAATATCTACATTCAGTTGAATGTTTGTATTCTTATAAATTTTAAGTGCGTTAGCGCCAATCCTAATAGCCTCAAAGCCTTCTATTAGCTCTAGTTCGACCTCTCTAGTAGAACTATCAACACGAGTAGCCTTATATTTAGTAGTCATCTTACCGGTATTAACGATAAGTTCGTCACCTTCCTTTAAGACTTCAGTATCTTTAACATCTTTGTTAGAGTCTGTATATGTTAGTTTATCTAATCTATATCTTTTAACTGCCTTTCTTTTAGTTTGGCCGTCAATTGTAACTGTTCTCTTAGAATCATTAATTGCCAATACATCGAAAGAACCAAAGTAAAGAACACTCTGATAAGGCATATCTCTAAGCTCTTCGTCGAATTGATAAGAAATATTGTTATTATCAATATCTCTAATTACTTGATCGTGGCTTAGTTCTTCTTGGTTTAAATAATTTTCATTAAAGAAGTCAACAGCGGCTTGACTAGTACTATCAAAAAGAATTCTTTTTACAAGAACTCTCTCAGTATCACTTGGTATTTGATTTGTAACGTTGAATGAAACTGTTAATAGAGGATTTAAAAAATCCTCAAAGAAATAATTAGATTTTACGTTAAATTGCTCCGGCTTTATAAAAGTTTTAATGTCGTTCGCCGGGCTCTTAAGTCTAGATGTAATTACATTCTGATAAGAACCATCTGAAAGCCTAACTTTAGTGTTACCTTTACCAAGACCACTTAGGGCTTTAAGATTAGTATTTAAACGTTCAAGTTCGCGTTTCATGTAGCCAAAAGAAGGCACATAAACAGTTGTTGTCCCACCTTCACCGTTTAAGATTTCAAGTGGCACGTTCTTCTCTTGGGTTGTAATCGCTTCGTTTATACGTTCGAAGGTCTTCAACGAGTTAGTGTTTATCTCGAGAAGTTTCTTAACTGTGCTGGAAATTGAGTTGTTTGTATTCATCTTATCTTAATATGTCCACTTCAAAAATGTAGTTTATAGGGTCGATACACACAACCTCAATATATGGCTTATTGCTAATAAGCTGTACCGGCTGTAGAGTTGCAATCGTCTTATCGTACTCAGTAGTGCGGCCTGTATATATGTTAATTGAGTTACCACCCATGTTTATTGTATCGAAAGAGATCTTAAATAATTGACCAGCTTTCCATGCAAACGAACCATCGTCAAGGTATATATCTAGGTCATCATTAGGGTCATTTGTTAACAAATTCTGTAAGCTTAATCTATTCGTGTAGTTTAACAATTTAGCATAAACACCAAATGCTTGAGCGCCTTGACCTCCTGCTCCAACATCAAATGGACTGCTTGTAGTAATCAACGTTGGAGTACCAACTTGATCCCACTTAAAAGCCGGCGTAATAGAGTAACCGTTTACGTCGTTTATAATCTTAATCTTTTCAGGATTAGACTTGTCAATTCTCGTACCAGCACCAGCAAAGATCACATCAGTGTTATACTGAATCTCAGTAGGAATAGTACCGTCAATCATTGAATTAATGCGGTCATGTGCTTTAGTAATAAGCTGCAATAATGAGTCTGAGTCCTGTAGTTGCAGAGATGCATTTTGCATCTGTTGTTCAACATCAGCTATTCTAGCAACAAGTTCATCGTTCTCTTGACTACCAACTACCAGATTCTCTACGCTATCTAATCTCTCTGCTAGATAACCATATCTCCTGTTAGCTTCCACCAACAACTCGGTTGCATTCTCTAGAGCTGTAGTCGTATCCATAAAGAGATCCATTGAGAATGTAGTAAAGTCATTTACTGAGGTCTCAACGCCAACGTTATCTAAAGAAGAGTTAAACTTAAGATTTAGCTTTAAAGAAAAAGCGTTACCATTAAGTCCTGTAACTTCATTTGGCTTAAATTTAATCTGCTCATGTATCTTAGAACCAGCTCCACCGGTAGACTGAATCTCATCTAATATTAGAATACCATATAGATTAGTTGCTCTTTGTGAAGGATTTGAAACGCTAGCTAAGTCATAGTAAACCAAAATGGCATTGAAAGTAAACTGTTGACCTGTTTTAGCAAAGTCTAATAAATTCTCAACATCAGATACATTTGCAATCTGAGCATATGAGGTATCGTTGAATACAATTTGTACGCTATCGGTTGCATTTGGATTAATGTTGTAATAGGCCTCACCTGTACCTACGTCGTAAGTGTCTACAACTGAGAATAGGTTGATGTTTGGATCTGGGTGGTTTTGACCCGATCTGCCTTCAATTGTATTATCAGCATAAAGTTTAGTTGCTGTAGTATTGTATTGTCTAGGCTGAAAAAGAACAGTAGGTGTCGAACCTACCGAAGTTGGCACATTAATATAAACTTCATGGTATGCATTACCTTTATAAGCAATGTCGTTCTCAGCATCAATAGTACCAATATACTTAACTACTCGATCATAAACAGCACCAGTCTGAATAGAATTATTCTCTTCAGTTAGAGCACCAATAGTAGCCTCGTTTGAGTCAGCAGTTCTAAATCTAATCGCACCTAGAACGCTTAACCATTTAAAGAATAATTTTTCAGCGTCTGACTGAAGAATTATTGGATCGTAATCGTCATCTTGTAATAAGAGCTCTTCAGCGTTTAATGCATAATTCTGAAAAGTCTGTGCAAAATCAATATTTGGCGCGCCAGCAGAATAGGTACTTCCAGATGCATTAACAAGGTTTAAACCAAAGTTAATTGTATTTGCACCATTTGTGGATTGTGTAAAATCAGGTAAATCCAATAACGCATAACGACTAAACTCAAAGTTCAGGTCAGGATTATTGAACGCCCTAGTCATATCTCTAGCAGAAGACGCAAAAGCGTACATCGTGCCGCCTCTTGGTTGAGGTATTCTAACTAACGGAGTTGCCATTTATATTCTTTTAATTTATTACTTATGATATAGTTGCAGCATGTGATGAGATCACATACCAAACTGTACCGATATATCTTAATGTTACGGTTGAGTTCTGTCCATCTAAGCTAATAGAAGTTGCTCCTAGTGTTGGTCCTGCTTGAACACCCACTGTAACATCACTAGTATTAACGTTAATAATAGTTACTTCTTGACCCTCGATACCTGCTGGTAACAAGAATGTTGTATTTACAAAATACGATGATTCAGCTAAAGAAACCGGATTTGATGTTGCAGTTGGAGATACAGCGCTACCTTCAACACCAGACTTTACAATCTCGCCGGCCATCGTAGTTCTTGCAGCAAATTCAACATCAACGTCTAAATCAATACCGGATGTTGTAAATGTAGCAATGTTTGTTGTACCGTTAAGTACTGTTAAAGCAGCTACTGTCGCAGATGAAATATTCTGAATAGTAGCATTTGTAGGATCTAGAAGTGCCTGTAGATCAGCAATATCGTCATTTACCAACTGAAAGTTACTGTTAATAACTGGTCTAGAAGATGAGATAGAATCTGTTCCTAAAATTTGTGTAATGTTTGCCATTTTTGTTTAATTATTTTACATTTATCATATTACGTTTGACGAAGTTGTGGTTACCGTTAGTATCTTCAACCTCAAGTGTAATCTCGTAAGCACCTGGGTCTTGGAATATATAGGTTAACCACATACTATCATAGTATATATCATTTATTTCAGGGTTGCTTCTGTTTACAATGCCCCACTTTGGGTTTTTAATACCCGGCATGTTAGTAGCATCAGCTGCAATTGTAACGTGAGTTGATCTTTCAACCTCAGTATATTCTCTAAAAATCTTAGTGTCATCAAAGCCTGGATTGTAATGAACTACATGTAATTCACCGTCGACTGATATTGTACTTGCTCCAGCTGCAGTAACAGTAACGTTCTCAAAGTCATAGTTTTTAGAATACTCTTTACCAACGGCTAACATATACAAGAATGTATCAGCATAGCCATCACCGTTAGTATCGTGAAAAACAGAGTTCCAGTTAAACTTTTGAATGATCGGGTCTGTTGAGTTATTTAACTCATCTCTAATTGCTTCCCATTCTGCTTCATACGCGCTAGTATTAATAGGTGAACTTGGTGTTGGACTTGTAATTATATGTGAACCTGTTGTTATAACTTCAGTGTTCGGGTCTTTAAAGTTAATTAAAATTTCATCGCCATACGCTATATCATAAACTTTAAAAGAGGCGGCTAAATCACTACCAACTCTAGTTGCATCCCAAGAAAGATGTTCAGTGTCCCTCCATCTAAATCTAGACTCATTAAATTGGTAAGGTCCTGTAGTCTCTGAAAAACCAGCCTCAGTTAATGGATCTTTGTATCTTCTTACTGTTGAAAACCTAATACCTTGGCTTTCGTCATGTGTATAATTAGATCTATCAAGAGTATCATATAGACTTGCAATAGCCTCGTCTACGGTTACACTACTGTCCTGTGCATTGTTCCAATAGCCACCTGATTTATCCCAGTTTAAGCCTTTGTCATTCCATCTTGCTGGATCTAACCACTGGTAGATTCCATAGAGTTCAACATCCTTTAATTTAACTTGGAAAAGATCTCTTTCTCTATAATGCGAACGATGTCCAAACAGGTCGTAAACTCGCATTTCAACAGTGTAGTTACCTTCATAAGGCACTATGATAGGCATTGTTAGGTAGTTGTCAATATCACCACGAACTTCAAAGTTAAAGCCTTTAGGTCCGTTTACAAGCCATTCAACTTCATATGCCCAACGTTTCCACCAGTCATCCCATGTAATTAAGAGCTGAGGGTTTGGGTCAATTGCATCATTCCAGTTAAAATCAGCATCGTACCATGTGTCCTTAAAGGATTCACTACCATCTAAGATAACTGGACAACCAACCTGAATATCCTTGTTAAAAGTTCTTAAATCTCTTTCAATGTAGTACTCATAAAAATCATTATAGATGTCTTCAAGCTCTTGTAGTTGAACTGTAGTTGCAGTTGCAAAATCAGCTGGCGTAAAGCTCAAGTATGTCTGATAATCAGCACTATTCTTATCTAATGTTGTTTGCAGCACTAGGGCTAAATCTTCAATAAAAAGTGTTCTACCTTCCGGTGCAACTTTAAATTTAATATTATGTCCTTCACTTATAAAGCCGATTTCATTTTGAACGTTCCATACGTTCATGCTTCTTTGTGTAAAGTAATCACCTTCAGCTGTAATATCTACAATCTTAGTATTTAGCGGCAGATACTCACGTTGTAACTTCTGCTTTAAACCATAGAGCTTAATTAAGATTTCATCCGGTGTATATTCAAAGACCTCATCTACTGTCGGAATATCCCACTGGTCAACACCACCGTTAGGCTCATTTAATCGATAGACCAGGCTAAAGCGACTAGTCTTCTTCATTGTACTTGAAGGAATTTGTACTGTTAACTTCTTACGCAACATCTCACCGCGCACTGAAGAGTTAGGCACTGGAATTGCAAAAAGTTTACCAAAAGAAGATTTACTCTTATCAACGTTCATCCAATATTCCTTAAGGGTTATATTATTATAACCAAAGAAGTCAATCGCATTTAGGATTGCCTTATATGTACCAACGAATGGTTTAATATTATGTAGCTCTAGTAAGAGCTCTTTACGCTTTCTGTTTAATAGTTTATAGTCAGGGCTCTGTTCCGAAATATCATGCTCTTTAAAGAGTAAAAAGTCACCTTCATCTAGAGTTGCTCCAAAATTTCGTAGTAAGGTCTTAAGCCTTTCGTCTTCGGCAACCACCTCGCCATAGAATACAATCTGAGCGACTTGTGTCTCAATTCCATTAAGCACATCATAAATACCTAGGACTCGTCTGTGCGGCCCGTCAGTGTCCGATCTTAAAGCTATATTTAACTGCAGTGCTTGATTGCTTAACTTTTTAAAGTCTAGTTTCTCATAGTACTTAACACCATCAACAACATTATAAGGCGCAACTGACTGTAGCTGTGGATCTAACGTGAGTTCTTTATGGTGTGTAACTACAGGTTGGCCATTCTTCATTTCTGCACCGTAGATAAAAACATCGCTAGAAGATCCTTTTTCGTCAATCCACTTACAAACTAACTTTGAACCAACTGAATTCTCAATTGGTTGAATTAAACCGGGCATTGTTGCAGATGTAGTTTGACCTGCATAGTAATAACCAGTCTCCTCTAATAAGAAAATATTAGCAGTTTCATAGAGTCCAACAGATACTGCGTCTAAATAGACAACACCCTGCCAGATACCGCTATCATTTTTGACCATGTTCATATCATAGTCAAACCCTTTAAAAAATCTTAGCTTATCGTACATTTGTATCGTCTTTTTCTACAGTATAGTTTTTAAACGTTTTTAGATGTTTAACACCCTTAATAATATTGTAAAAATAATCATTAAGGAATAACATAAAATCTTTAATTACTTGATTTCTCTGAATATGTTTAGAGGTCATCAGGTTAAAAAGTTTATCCTTATAATCATATCCAGTATTAAGTCTAGAGTCTTTACGGTGCTTTGCAACGTTGTAAATCTTTACGCGCTTATATTGTAATAAATCTTTGAACGGTGTTGCCATTATAACGCTTTTCTATTTCCAGCCTGTACTCTAGTGTAAATCGTTCTAGGCACAGGAGCTTCATCAAAGTTTATACTTAGTGCAGCCTCTTCATTTAATTTTACATCATCATCAACAAGATCGCCGTCACGGTCTAACCAGCCTCCTCTAAAAATAGCAACTTCATCTTTGCCCATTATAATATCACCCCATTGATCTAGGCCTCTAACTGAATCTGGGATAGAGTCGCCTGGATTAATTCTAACTAGATTAGACTCTTCAATCTTCTGAAAGAATACATACTTTTGTTTACCGTTACCGATATTCTCAAGGGTAACTGGTTCTTGTGGCTGAATAGTAGTTATTACGGTCTCGTAGTAACCTAATCTAAGTGCATCTTCTTCTTTCTGACTGATGAACCTTACGTTAACAGAGTCAATACCCTCAATCTCTTCAAGGATATAGACAATATCTGACTTAGGCAGTTTATCTCTTCTTGTAATATTAAGCATATAGTTTGAGATAGCCAATCTCACATCGTTTGCAATTTCTTGCTTGCTAAAGCCATCAAAATATCTGATAGCAACATCCATACTATACTTCTTAACGACAGGTTCTACAAATTTAACCTCAGCGGCCATCATCATCTGACCTGAATTTTGTATCACCTGGTACATCGCATCATATTCACTTTGTGTAAAGAACATCTCTTGTTGTGGTAGAGAGAAGTAATCCATATTTGCAGTCAGTTTTCTCTTAAAGTCTGGCATTGCAAAGATGTAAACTACGTTATCATCGTCTAGATACTGGTCGTCTGTGCGGTTATATGCATCAATATATGAATATTGATTGTACTTAGAAAGAAAGTACTCATAGTTGTCTGGAGTGGCTAACACGTATGACTTGCTAGCAAGTGGTGTTAGGATCTTTGTAAACTCAGTCGACTCGCGTTCAGCTCCCATTTTCGGAGATGAAGTTACAGTCACGTCAAAGAACTCATTTAGATCATGTAGTTCACCAATTGAGTCTTCACCTTCAGTTTCCCATTTTACAGTTAGATCGGAACCGTCTCTTAAATTACCCTTATCGCCATCGTGTTTGATATATTCAACTTCAATCGTAGCGCCATTTGCAGGTGGCATACCAAACGAACCGTTACCGAAATAAAGATCTAGACCTCCGCTTATTCCAGTCTTTACTATGTATGATTTCTCATTAGCGTTCATGTCATATAGTGAAACATGTTTAGTCCATACTTCACCGTTTACATAAACTGTAATCTTATTATGATCGGTTAAACCTCTAACATTAATATTAAAAGACTGTAGATTCTCGCCAGTTCCAGTTACGGTTTGAGACTCATATTCACCTTGGATAATTTCACATGTAAATTTATTCTTATTACTCTTCTCAACTCTAAATCGTTCTCTTGGAGTTTGTACTGTATATTTTAGACCGTTTGAGTCAAATTTAATAACAGCTCTGCCATCAAATGTTAAACCTGTACCTGCGATTTTAGTAAAGTCAGCACCTGGTTTCCATCTAAAATCAATTTCACCGAACGCGGCATAACCTCTAGTGGCATCATGGCCGGTCAGTCTTGACATACCATAAATAGACTCGGCTTGTTGAGCTGTATAAATATTTTGTTCTACTAAAGAATCTTCCACGTAGAACATAATCAACTCGCTCATCTCACTCATTACGCTTAAAAGCTGAGCAAAAGGAGAAGCTTCTGTAAATAAAGTACCGGCACGCTTGTAGATACGAGAAATATAAGTTCTTGCATCTTGTTTAATCTGAGCACCTGTTACTCTAAGTTTATTTAAAAATTTAAGATCTGCCATCTGTTTTGTTTATTTAATTTACGTAAACTTGTACAAGATACTTGCTATTAATTGTGATGTCAATATAAGCAATATCTCTCACGGCACCTCGTAAAAAGCTAATCTTGGTTTCTACGTTATATTTTGCAGCCAGTGGGCAATATGCGCCTAGCTGACCATCTATTGTTGATTTTAATTGATGTTCATTGTACCCTAATGAATATATTAAGTCCTCTAGGTTGCAGCCAAAATCAGGAGCGCCTAAAACTTCTCCTTTGTTAGTAAAAAGAGTAGTTTCAATTTGAGTTACAAGTTGTTGAACTTCATTCTCAATATGAACTTGATTTGGATCATAATTAGGGTCGCCAACATATTTAACGTATAATTCCATCTTTATATGTATCTCTTTTAGCTGTGGAACATCCAGTCCACACCTTCGTCGCCTTTGATTTCTTCTTCAATAGCTGCAAGTTCATCATCACCCATTGATTTAATCGCATCATAGTCGAAGTCAACGTTGCCTGGTAGAGCAAACTTAAAGATGCCTAATTTAGCACCAAGTGATTGCTTGATCTTTGCACTGATATATCTAAAGAATATCTCATCATCGTAAAGTGCACAGTCTGGAATTGTCTCGTAAACTTCTAAAATAATATCACCCTTTGGTGTATCACCCATGAACTTTAAATCACCAGTCAGTCTTGAATACTGAAAAGAGAGTGGATTCTCAAGAATCTGTCTTGAAAGATCAGCAAGTGAAGCGTTAAGTACATAATACTGTAGCTCCTCAGCCGCTTGAGCAGGTCCTGAGCCATCATACATTCTTCTAAATAACATTTTGTCAATTGAGAAGTCAGCACCAGATTGAAATCTTAAATCTGATCCACCCATGTTGTTCCAGCCGCTGGCTAGATCATAAACACCATAAACAGCATAAACTTTACCTGAACCATCAGCAGCAGCGTCTGGTAAGGTTAAACATCTATGTGTCTTAAAGTAATCAGTCTTAAAAATCTCTTTTGGGATATGGTAATAGTTCTCCCTTACAGAATCCTCATACTTCTTATAGAACCATTTTTTAGCTCTCTTGATAATATTAATGATCTCTTTTTTTGGCAGGTTAACAGGTACCATACACGCGCCTGTGATTTCATCACCAATTTCATCTAGAAACTCGTTTAAACAATCATCACTAAAATCTCTAGGCGATGTTAAACCATTTTCATTACCACTTCTAATTTCACTCATTTTATGAATTTATTTTTTTACTTACTACGATTTCTGTATCTTCAAATCTAGCATAAGGGCCAATATTACCCTCTCTAAATATACCACCTATCATTTTACCTTTAAAGATACCATCTCTACCAAAAACATAACTATTGACAGCAGTACAACTTCCATGTACATATGAAGACTGAATCTTAGACTCCTTTATCTCAGTTGACTGATAGAAGTTACAATACTGTAAATCTGAACCTTCAACCTTACATGCATAAAAGTCACAATTAATTAAATTACCTCTAATTTCAGATGTAATAAACTCGTAATTTTCAGCTAAGAAACATGTTGACATCTTACCGTCTTTAACTTGTATCGAAGAAAAGTCAGAGTCATAGTTAACCACACCCTTTTCTAGAGAGCCATGGATAATTAAGTCTAATACCCTTCTTTTAATTCTATCCCACTGTACTTTAATAATCTGATAGTCATCTTGTAGATCAACTAAGATATTAATATTAGGCCAGTGTTTATTTAAGTTCCTGTGGTCTTTTAAAGCCTCAAGAATTGGTAAGTTCTTATTTAAGATATACTTGAGCTCAATCTTATCCTCAGCTGTAAATTCAGGCTGAGTACATGCTTTAAAAAGTTGTAGGATAAATCGATCAGCCATATAAAGTATGTCATCTTGCCTCTGTTCATAATCTTTACCGCCAATATATCTAAACTCTAGATAGTTCTTCTCTTTCTTTAAGAAGTTAACACCATAATACTTAGTGTCTGGAAATACAAAGTTCATTGGGTTAACATGTTCAGCACTGAAATGCGCAGCTTCATGCTTCGGCATTACAAACTTAATTGATTTTGCGTAGACTGAATTCTCTCTATTTGGAAAGAATTTATAGACCTGCTTTTCATTAAAGGTCAAGATAAATTTAAGAGTATTCATCTTCGATACCATCATCGGATCTTCAAGATACTTCTTATCGAACGACATGTTTAAGTGGATCGAAGCTCTATCGGTTGTATAACCATGTTCTCTGATCCAACCTAACATCTTAATAACAACAATCCTAGCGTTACGATATGGCATTGGACCGGTTACTAGTTCGATTAAGCCTGAACCACCTGACATATCAGGTTCCATCTTAAAATGTTTGGCCGATGGTTGAAATTCAGAATGTGCTTTATCTTCTAGACTAATAGGTAAACCTAGAAGATCCCCAATCATTTTATGGGTTTCTTCTAGGTTCTTTTTTGAGTAAAATTCAAACTCAATGCCCATTAAGGCTGCATTGAGAATTGACTCTCTTGTAGATTGTCTACTTAATTTATTCATCGAGCTCTAGATATTCTTATTTGAATATATATCCAGCTCAAATATGTAGCTTATGGTAATTTAAGAAAGACTTTCTGAGTCTCCTCTTCAATCCTAGTTATCTTGACTGTAATATCGTCGCCTGGATTAAAGATATTCATTACATCTTCACCTAATTCACTAACATGTAGTAGACCAACAATACCATCTTCAATCGTAACAAAGAGGCCGTATTCTTTTCTGGCTTTTACTTGAGCTTTAACAACTGCTGGGATCTTATACCTTGTAGCAATATCATCCCAAGGATTGGTATGTACATTGTCTATTTGTGTTAGAGTAATCTTAGTATTCGAGATAACTTCCTTTACCTTGAATGTAACTTCATCCGCTGGCATAATTTCACGCTTCTTAAACTTCTCGAATGTTTCTGGATCTAGATCATTCTTGTGAATCATACCTGTCAAACATCTGTTAAATTCAACAAAGACGCCGTATTTAGCAGTTCCTGTTACATTACCTGTGATTTCTTCACCCGCATTCTCTTTAATCTTCTCAATCTCCTGTGGAATTAATGCTTGTAGATATTTTCTGTGTGAAACAACAATTGTGCCTCTACCTGCTGAGAAAGATACTGGTACAACATAGAGTTCTTGACCGATGATTGACTCAAAGTCTGCGAGTTTATTAATACCTGCAAGTGAGCCTGGCATGAAACATTCAATACCTTGCACTTCAACGATATAACCTCCGTTTTCAATCATACTCTTAATAAGACCGACCCAAGCAGTATCACCTGACTCTACTCCATCTCTAAGATCCATAAAGACCTTCTGTTTAACACCACCTGAAATTGAACCTGAAATATATGCATTGTCCGTATTGACAATCAAGACTGCAGTTTCATCACCTGGCAAAAGTTCTTTAATATGCTGAGGCTCTTTATCAGCCTTTACATAGATTAGTTCTCTGTACCCAATATCAACTGTAATAGTGTCTTGAGTTACTGCATGAATAATACCGGAGTGGATCTCACCAATACTAACTTTTGATTTAATAGTCTGGTTGATTTCAAAGTCTTGCAGTATGTTGTACATTTCTTGAGCATACGGCTCACGAGAGTAAACCTTATCTCCAGGTCTAGTCTTAATATGTGGATTAGGTTTTCTTGTATGTGAAATACAAGTAGACTCATAAGCTTCCCACATAAAATTGCCGTCCTTGTCATAGAATTCACTATGCTCAGTCTTTGGCTCTTCTGAAATGTTGTTTGATTCGACGTTTTGTGTAGATTGCTCTCTTTTAACTTCATTATCAGCCGTCGCACTGATACGAGTTCGTTTGTTTTTGTTTGACATTTATTTTATATTAAAGGTGTAACATATTATATATCTACTTAATTATCTTAAATAACCACGGGCACAAAACCAGGCATTGGTACTGGCCCAACTGGCGTTGGTATACCACCGAGATAAAGCAATTTAAACTCAAGTAGATGAATTGCGTAAGTTGCTGCAAGTGCTGAAGCAACTACTAATGCAGGTGGTTGTGTGGCAGGTAACTGTGAAAATGTCTGACCCATGTGCATTGCTCTTCTTAAGTTATTAGCAAGTCTGTCTGCACTACCGTAGTAAATCGGAACGTAAATACCACCAAGAGGTGCTGGAATAAGAGCTGGTGCCATCGAAGGTGATGCTTTAAAAGGCTGTACTAATGTGCTATACCAATATGCAATTGTTGCTTGCCCAAGTTGTTTCCATGGATCTGTACCATCATCTGTATTAAATAACCCGTTAGTCATCGAAAGGCCTGAATAGCAACTATAGTCAAAAGGTAGATTTGCAGGCGCTGCTTCACATGCTGCTGCATTAATTTCAGCTTGTTCACCTTGCCATTTAATAAATTCAAATAGAGTTCCACCACTAAGAGCTTTAAAGTCTGCGAATGTGCTACTTGAGGTAAAAGCCCTTAACTGTGGATCTGGTGTTCTAACCCAGTTATTCTTATACTCAGTAATCTCATACGTTGATATTACATAAGCTGGAGATTTCTGCCATCTGCTCAGAGTTCTATTACTACCATCTGCCATACTTTTTGTAAAATTATATGGTAGAAGAACTTTTACGTCTGGCCTCCAAGTAAAGAAGGCAACGACAGCATCGGTTAGTATCTTAGGTCTTTTACTAGGAGATTCTCTATTATAAGAAACTTGGATACGTTTTGGATCCAACTCTTTTTCTGGCCTATCACTACCAAATGGCCATGGCTTTTGAATAGGATATAACGCAGGTCTTTTAATTGCAGCTTCTTCATTATCAATATTTGCAACGTTACTAAACGGACTAAACAAGCTAAAAATATTAACAGGATGTGCAGCGTTAATAGCATTTCTCAACTTGTTTGAAACATTATCAATTAACGTCGTCCAGTTGTAACCAGCTTGTGTAATTGAGTTTTTAACATCCGTATGTACATTAATATAAGGTGCTGTAAAACCGCTGCCTAAACTAACATTGTTAAAATTAAAACCAAGGTATTCTTGTTTACCTAACGATATAGCCCATTGGTAGAAATCCCAGCGTTCGTTAGCATTAGTTATTTTCTCAAATTGTTGTAAGATTCTGTTCACGAACATATCTTCAATCTGAGCCTGAGTGTCGTTTGGTTCAATACAATGAAATTTAAAATATGAAAACGTATAGAGTCTTTGGCCCTCTTCTTCTAAGAACTGGCAGAACTTCTTCTCACGTTCAGCTTCTAGTTCTTCTTCAGTCGGTGGATCTGGAATCTCGGTTGACATTTCATCATAAGGCTCAAGCGATTCTTTACCCTGTTCTATAACATTACCGTCTGCATCTTTCTGATCTACTAGATAAGGTTCACCGTTTCTAAAGATCTGCTCAAATATTTCACCATATGCTTTAACAAAGAGCTGTGCAGCTGGTGATTCTGTATGTGTTGCACCTAAAGGTGTCTGCGCAGTCTTAATTGCATCTAGATAGAAGCCAGCTAGAGCTTCACCAAAGCTTCTACGTCCACTTGGTGTTACAAGAGGCACATATGTCTTAACCTTAAAGTTAGCGTTAATCTCAGCACCGGGTCTATCTTGACCCTTTAAAACTCCTGGTCCACCAGAGTTTGCATCGCCGTTTGCAATGTAACTACTAACGTCTGTTATGAATTTAGGCCACAGTGCTGGCATTATTTACCTTTTTGTTGATAGTTAATATGAGTAGTTGTTAGTTCTCCAACGGTAACTGGCGTTGGAGGCATCGGTGGGCCGCTAGGACCAACTCCAGTTGGATGGATGTGTGTATTATAGTCATCCAATAGTTTTTGCAACCAGTCTTGTAAGGATTGGCCACGAACTGCCGGTTCAGTCTCATCTGCTCCAGATTCACCTTCATTTGAGATAAAAATATCACCACAGTCTAGAAACATCTTAGCGTCAGTACTTATCTTTATAAAGCCCTCTTCATCAATTTGAATCATCGGTCGCTCTTTAGCACCAGAGCCGCGTGTAATCACAAGACCGTCTTCCGGTGAGTGATATATCCTTAAATTTCTTTCGGCATCATAGACTAAGCTTATGACGTCCTGTGGGCTATCTGATGCCTCAAGAATGTCTGTCTTTAGGTCATCGTTCTGATCTACTTGGAACCAGTATTCTGGGTGATATATGTTACCGTTGTCAAAGCGTACTGCAACAATATCACCTAATCTAGGTACATGATGAGAGCCTACTGCGTCTCTGTTCATTGGTGTTGCCCATGGAATAGCATCGTCTGTCAACAGATCAAATTTACCGAAGACTTTAACGCGACATCTGCCTTTTAGAAGTGGGTCTTCATTAACCATAACTTCACCAAGCCAGTGTGTATCCCTAAGATTATCTCTATAAAGTTCATCGTTATTCATATACGTTCTGGTTTAAGTTGCCGTCTGGACTACTGTCTACTCCCGGTTCATGTATTCTTTCGTTAATAGGTCCTTGTGAACTATCTATCGCATTTTCTGGATAGATCTTTTTCGGAGCTATCACGTCATTTCCGGTGCCGGGCGAAGGTCTGTTAAACTGCTTAAACAGTTGTCCAGCTGCATTAGCTATTCCATTTAAACTACCTGCGTTTATTGCATCTTGAATTGTAGATGCCGCATTAATGCCATGTACGTTACCAAGTAGAAGTCGTGCAAGTGCTCCTTCAACTATAGAGTTTGCTAGTTGTCCAAGCTGCCCTGTTAACAGAGAACCATGTGCATTACCTAAAGCACCTCTATCTCCTGGAAGTCCACCTAATATATTTGTTACGCCTGCAATAGCACCATCTAATTTATCTTTTGCCCTTTCTTTAAGCTTATCAATAGGATTAATAGGGTCAAGCGGGTTATATTCAGCCAGTCTAGGATCAGTATTTCTTTGAAACACTAAACTATTATCTTGATTAGCATTTAAGTTTTGACCGTATAATTGACTGCTCTGTTCAGCAGTATTCCAGTCTATTATAATTTTAGACTGTGCCATTTCTGGGTTTTTTGTCAAACTAGCAAACATATCGCTAGTGGATTCTATATTAAATTCACAATACCCTAATTTAGTTACAAAAATAGGTTTAGCGTTAATAGACATCTCGGTGTTAGTAGCGTTATTGGTATTAGTTTTGTCTGGATTTCTAATCTCAGTACTTGAGGTATCTTTATCTTTTGAGTTTAAAAGTCCAGCTTCAGTGGTCTGTTGGAATGATCTAACTTCAGTGACATAGACTGTCATTTCGAAATGACGTAAGTTTTTAGGAATAACTTCAACCCACCTGTTAAAATCATATGCTGCTCTTTTATAAAGATCAATTAGAGTTGCAGCAGTAAGTTCAACATTCTCTAGGCATTCAATCTCTAGCTTTGATTCTCCAGCACCACGCCAAGGATCTTCCATCTTGTTATACTTCCTAGTAGTTTCAAGCCCGGATACGCTTTGCCAAAACCATGGCAGTTCTGTATTAATCTTCTTTAAAAGTTTAACAAAACGAGCTAATAGATCAGCCCTTTCAGTATCACCAACTACATTTCTTAAATATTCTTCGGCAACACCCGATAGTAGAGGTGAATGTTCTCGAGAAGAATCAAACAAAAAGAAGAAGCTCAAATAAGTAGGATCCTCATTGATCTTCCTTAATTGAGTCGTCTTTCTAAATTCATTTATCTTACCAAAATCTGCCATGTACTATATATTCTTATTCTGCGTAGTTAGTAAAACCACCAGGCCATTCTCTTCTAATTAGAGTAACCTCTTGTACTATCCCACCTTTATCAATGTTGTATTTGTAGTTAATGTTCTCAATTACGTAAAAACCACTTAAGAATCTATTAACTACTTGATCTGGTCTAGAATCTTCATTGTCTTCGTCAGCAACGCCCGGATCTATATCTAAAAACTTATCAGAAAAACCTTGTTCATCTAACAATTTATTGTATTTAAGCATTGCTGCAACACGCTCTTTATTATATTCGTAAATTAATACAGGAATCTTCTGGTACTTATAGATTGACGGGTTAAAAGATTCTAGAGAAACTTTAAGTTTAACTTTTTCTATTTCAGCCAAGTTTTGTGCCTGGTGTAATTTAGCAAAATTTAAACTTGGATGCACGTTACCAATATCACCCTCTCCAACATCCTGTCTACCGATATACTTATGTTTCTTATGTGTGTCATATC